CTCGGATAAGAGCATCTTCTGAACCAAACATTTCCTTGGCGATTTGTTTTGCCAGGTGGGTCTTACCTACACCCGTTGAACCCAAGAAGATAAATGAACCAATTGGACGGTTGGGGTCTTTGATACCGATTCGGTTTCTACGGATGGACTTAACGATTTTGGAAACCGCCTCATCCTGTCCGATAACTTTCAACATCAACTCCTTATCCATGTTGATAAGAGCGTTGGTGTCATCGATGGACATTTTGCTCACAGGGATTTTTGTCATGTTGGAAACCACATCAAACACTTGTTCGACAGAGATGGGGATTCGAGTTGTTGAAGATTCTTGTTCGAACTTCTTTTTCTCCTCATCGAGTTTTGCCAAGATTTTGCGTTCTTTGTCACGAAGGGCTGCCGCCTCTTCATAGTTTTGCTTCTTGACAACATCCATCTTTTGTTGTTTGATTTCGGTTGCCTTTTGCTTGAGCTCTTCGATGATTTCAGGAATCTTCTGTTCAGTTTGACTGCGAGCACCTACTTCATCCAAAATATCGAATGCTTTGTCAGGGAACTCACGGTCGGTAATATAACGGTCTGCCAACTGAACACAAAGGTTGATAATCTCATCGGAATATGAAACCTTGTGGAACGCCTCGTAACGGTCCTTCACATTGTTAAGAATTTCAATGGTCTCGGATACTGAGGAAGGGTCAACAATGACCTTTTGGAATCGACGCTCCAAAGCTCCGTCTTTCTCAAATGACTTTCGGTATTCATCCAAAGTGGTTGCTCCGATACATTGAATCTCACCTCGAGAAAGTGCGGGTTTGAAGATATTGGAACCATCCAAACTACCTGATGAGTTACCTGAACCAATCAAGGTATGAATCTCATCAATGAACACGATGATGTTGGGATGTGATGACAGTTCTTCCAAGATAACTTTGAGTCGTTCTTCGAACTGTCCACGGTATTTGGTTCCTGCCACAACTGCGGTGAGGTCCAAGTTAACAATTCGCTTATCCAAAAGATTCTTGGGACATTCACCGTTTACAATGAGCATTGCTAGTCCTTCTACCAAAGCGGTTTTACCTGAACCAGGTTCCCCCAAGATAATGGGGTTATTCTTTTTCCTACGCGAGAGGATTTGGGCGATACGAACAATTTCTTTCTCTCTACCGATTACGGGGTCGAGTTTGCCTTGTTCGGCCAATTTATTAAGGTCACGGGAAAAGTTGTCCAATACAGGAGTACCTGAGTCGGAGTTCATTTTCTTTCTGCCGATGTTCTTATCGTCGTCGTCCATTGTCTCGTTCATGATTATAAAATTTGATTTGTACAAAGGTTAGTCAAAAATCGCACATTTCCAAATCTGTAACACAAAAAAATTGTAATTTGACAGATTGTCAGGTATTGGTTTATTTGTGTTGTTTTACACTGACACATTGTCAGTTATATGGTTTTGGTACAGGAGTTGACTAACAAGGGAAAAATAAACAATTAAAAAATTAAAAACATGTTTAGAAGAAGATTATTCGATGAATTTGATAACCTATTTAACTCTTTGATTAACCACGACCCTTTTGTAATGAAAGGTAAAACCTCAAAAGAGTCAGGAAATGATGAACACGGAGATTGGTCCAAAGAAACTTTCACTTCTGAAGATGGGATGATTCAGTTCACCACAATCTTCAGAACAAGTAAAGGTGATTCTGATGTCTCTGAGTCATCAGATATTAAACGACTTAAAAAAGAACTCGAATTGGCTGTTGAACAACAAGAGTTCGAACAAGCGGTTGAACTTAGAGATAAAATCAAAAATTTGGAATCAAACCAAGAAAAAATTTCGGACTTGGAAAAACAACTTCAAGAATCCATAAAAAAACAAGATTTTGAGAATGCTATTAAATTGAGAGATGAATTGAAAAAACTTAAGTAATAATACAAACCCATGATTTTTTGACCCCTGACGAAAGTTGGGGGTTTTTTATATTTATGATTATGGATGCTCCTTGGAAAAAATTTTTACATGAGGTATTAGAAGATGATTATAATAAATTAGTTGAACATTATTATCTTCTCAGAAAAATGTTTCAGAAACACAATATTGAAAATTGGCAATTAGAAAAAGGTGAGGGATTGACTCGGGAAATGTATATGATGAGAGATTACATCACTAATAGTTTGTCAAAAATTACAGGAGATTTAAAATCATATGGATTTTTAACACCAGAAAATCAACCTGAGTTTATTGATTACATTCAAAATAAACTCCGTATCATTGATAATGAAACACCTTTAAAAAATTAAATCATGGGAGTAAAAAAAGAAACTATTGAAGGTACAAAAATTATCAATGAAATTGATTCTTCAACCATTGTAAAAAGTATCTATGACACCGAAGCAAAAGATATGATTGTTGAGTTCAAAAATGGGACTCAGTATAGATATGAGGAAGTACCTCACTCTACTTACACTAAGTTTCGTATGTCAGAGTCTCAGGGGAAATTCTTTTCATCAGACATTGCAAAGAAGTTTAAGTATACCAAACTCGAAAAGTAAGGTATTTATTGAGGATGACACAATTATCCACAATTTTAAGAAGTTTTGCCGTTCACGATATTCTAAATCCTAAGGTTTGGGATAATCCCGAAAACGCTTCTGAATCGGTAATGAAACCCAAGGTGAGAGAATCCTTGATGAAAATCGCTGAAAAATTTCAAGAGACCTTGATGGATGATTTGGAAATTGAGGATGTTATCCTTACAGGAAGTTTATCCAATTACAACTATTCACAGTTTTCTGACTTTGACCTTCATTTGGTCATTGATTACAATCAGTTTGGAAAACAAGCCCAACTTTACAGAGATTTATTTGGTTTAAAAAAACAAATTTTCAACGATAAACACGACATAAGTATTTTTGGTTATGAGGTGGAACTTTATCCACAAGATGCCGAAGAGGCACACTTTTCATCAGGAGTTTATTCTGTGATGAAAGACGAGTGGATAAATAAACCATCAAAAGAAAAACCTCAATTGGAAAAATCAGTTTTGACCACGAAGATTGACTCTTGGGTCAGTAAAATTGAGAACCTCATTCAAAGTATAAAGAAAGAAGGTTTAAAGGCAAACGAGAAAAATATTGATAAGTTAAAAGAAAAACTTAAGGATTATAGAAAGTCAGGACTTGAAAAAGAAGGTGAATACTCGTATGAAAATTTGGTTTTCAAATATCTCCGTAGGTCTAAACTTTTGCAAAATTTGTATGACACAATAAGTAGACAAACCGACAAAGAACTTTCTGTCGAGGTTAAATTGGTAGATTAAGTCTTATTTTGACTATTTATTTATTAAGCTATTATAAAGCGGAGCAATATTTATAGAATAAACTCATTATGGAAGAAGTAATAGAAGCTGGACAGTATTCTTATGAAGAGTGTTTGAAATGTAGTGGCACAACTTCAGAAGTACCTATGCCTCACCCAATCTATTCAACCGCAGATAATATACCAGTTGTTCAATTAACTGCGGTAGAACTCGGTGGATTCAACGGATTAAACAATTAAATTTAAATAAAAACCATGGCAAAACTTAAACCAATCGGTAGTGAAAAATTAGAAGGTACCGAAAAATTGAAAAGAATTATGGAGATTGCAAATTATCAAATGCCGTCTTCTACTCTTTCTGAAAGTAAAAGTGATTATTCTATCGGTCTATCCGATGGTCACCACTATCATATTGTGAAAGAAAAACAAGGTTATATTATCAAAAGAGGTTTGAACGAATCATCTTTGGATTATATGGGGCCAATAAAAAATAGAAAATATTACACTTCTTATAGTCAGGCGTTAAAAAAGTTGAATCTTATTATTAAAGAGACAAATGAACTTAACGGAGAATCTGAGGAGGTGAAACTTTTCGGAGAGCAAAAGAAGTTTGTCCTTAAAACTCCTACACCTCCGGCACCAGCACCTGAGATGGATATTCCAGCAGTACCAGCAGAACCAATGGCTCTCCCCGAGCCCGAGTTACCTTCACCTGATATGGGTGGGGCAGATGAAATTGATGCTGAAATGAATTTAGATATGGAAGTTCCCGCTGATGAACCAGCTGATATGGGTCAAGAATTGGAGGACAAAGTTTCTTTTAAGTTAATTCAGAAACTCACAGGTAAACTCACTCAAAAAATGAGAGCTCTTGAGGACCAAGAAGGTATGACATCAGAAAATATCAAATATGTTATCAATATGGTTCTTTCAGCGTTGGATTTAACAAAATTAGAACCCGAAGATATGGAGGACATCATGTCTAAGTTTGAAGATATGGAAGCTGATGTTGAAATGGAGGAACCAGGAATGGGTGGAGATGAACTCGACTTGAATATGGACGCTGAAGTTTCGATGGAAGAACCAATGGAAGGTATGGGTTCAGAAGATTATGATTTTAATCTTTCTATCGGAGAAAGTAAAATTGATAGAGTATTGAGCAAGTATTTTGAAGTTTCCGACTCTGAAGTTGAATTATCTAAAAAATTGTTTGAAGGAAGACAAATTGAAAAAAACAACAAGATAAATTCTTTCAACTCTAAAATTGAAAACTTGTCCGAAACTATCGAACAAGAATTAGCTGGAAAGAAATTTTTGGAGGAAAATACTGATTTCGAATTTGTTGGTAAAACAAACAAGAAAAATTTAGTGTTCGAGAATCAAAATAAACAAATTAGAATTTCGGTTGAAGGTATAGTTCTATGAAGCGTTATCTAACTTATATTAATGGACTTGGTCCTGATTATAAGGGTGATAATCTCTACGAATTCATTTTCTCTGAAAGTTTAGATGTATGGGGTACCTCTTGGGAATCTTCTCCCGCCAACAGTTACCCCACACCACCTGACTTAGAATTCATTAACAAAGTTGGTGTTTTAAGAAATTCTAACATCAAATTGGAGTTAATTCAAAATTCCAACTACTTTAATATGTCCGATGCCATGGACGGAGTAATAGCATTAGGTTGGGAAGTTGAGGATTATGATGAAAACAACAGGTTGGTTTTAAAATTTGGGGAGGAGGAAACCTCTATTAAAGATAAATTATATTCAAGAGATTTAGTTCTCGAATTTGAAAAAAATGTTGTTTATGAAAACTAAAGACAAAATAATTAAGTTGATTGAAATGGGACTTCCCACTTCAACTTTGTCAAGGATGGATGAAAGTGAGATTGAACTTCTTTTGAATAAGATTTCTTTATTGGAGCAAGGGGTTGTTGTGATTTCTAAGGAAAGAGCAAAGGAAGACCCCCAATCGTTGAAAGATTTAACGGCACAAGATATCAATGTCAGAATCGAAGGTGAAGTATCAGAGGATGATGTAGACTTGATGGGTAGTCCTCAAGGTGGTGCAACAACTCAAGCACCACACCAAGTACAATCACCTGATGGTATGGATGATTTGGGCGACCAAGAAATAGATAAAAAGGAAGATATGTCTGAGGCAGATTCTGATGAGAACAACCCTTGGGCTATTTGTCACTCCCAACTTGGTCCTAAGAAGAATGCTAAGTTTGAAAGATGTGTGAAATCCGTTAAGAAAAGTTTGGAGGAAGGAAAATCACCCTACAGTTTTTTTATTGAAGAAAGAATCGTATCTTTGGTTGAAAATTATTTAGAACCCAAGATGACAAAAACAGAATTTTTGGATATGATTGCAGAACAAGGTGTAATTCGCCGTTCTGTTTACAAACCTAAATCTATTAGGGGAAAATCAGGAAAATCAGGTAAATCAATTAAAATGAATCGTCCTATTGGTGATTTGGGAATGTTACAGGCGTTACCCGAGGCGGAGACAGAAACCGCACCAGTTAAACCGACCACTAAACCTGATACCAAACCCCGTACTCGTCCTGCTCATCCAGGAAAAAAACCTTTCGAGGGACCAAACCCTTCACCCAAGGCTTCAAAGAGAGATGTTGAACAGGCAAAAGAGGATTTATTAAAAGTTATCCAAAACATTCTCAAAGATGGCAAAAAGTAAAAAAGTTCAGGAGCAAATCGATTACGGAGATTATCCCGAACGCATGGACCCAAGTTTAGAAAGAAAACTTAGGGACCCTGAAAGTCCATATGCCAAAAACCCAGCACTATCTCGTGGTTCTGAGGATGTTCAGAAATTGGTTACAAACCGATTCAAACAAGTTGTAGACAAAGTACGAGAGGTGACAGGTAGACAAACTATTTCATCTCCGATGCTTGGGAGAATGTTGATGGCTGAAATGTATCAAAAACTCCCAACAGTTATGAGAATCGAATCCCAACATAAAGATGCTCTTGAAAATTTAGCAATTGAAGCGTCGTTGGAGGATTCTCAAATTCCTTCAGATTGGTTTATCATTGAAGCCTACTTGAATCGTGAACCGATTGATGTAAGTAATTTCAGATATGAAGCCGAAGAGCTTGAGGATAAGAATGAAGAAGAGGCTGACCAAATCATGATTGACTCTGGTTTTGATGTTGGTGAACTCACTTCATCTGAAGCGTTAGAATTGGAAAAACATAAAAGAAATATCATTAACGCTATCATTCAAGGAAGTGCGAAAAAAGGTCACTACATTTTCCAAAAACCGGAAGTTCGTGCAAAATTGGATGAAATTGACCCTCGTCTTTACCCACTGTATTTGGAAATCATGTCTTTAAATGATTTCATGTATTTTACTATGGAAGATATGATTGACATGATGAGTCAAACAGGTCAGGGTGTTGCTGGAAAAGTTGAACTTGATGACGCTGGTGATGATGGATTTGAAGATGAAGAGGGTATGGATTCACCTGACACGGTTATCAAAGCCTATGGTGCTCTTTTCCCCATTGTTTGTCATGAAATAATCAAAGGTTTGGAGGAAGCAAAAGGTCGATATGGTTTACCTGAAGACCCTGAAACTCGTGAAAAGGTTATGGGTCAAACCGATACCCTTCCCATGGAAGCATGGTCTTTGAGAATTGGACCACAGATTGTTGAAAAAATTCGTTTTGTATTACCTGATGACATTTACGAAGAAGAAAACAAAGGCCTAATCAATTGGTTCCAAATGGAACTTTATAAACTCCCTGCTGAGAGATTTTTGGAAATTATCGGTAACGCAATTTCAGAAGACTCAGGTAAAAATTCAAAGGCAACCCAACAGTTCAAAGAACTTATGTCCGTTGCTAAAAAGAATATGGAGGAATACTCAAGTTTTGATTCAGACGAAGATTCTGACGAAGATGGATTAGATTTCTTAGCAGGTTTGGGTATTTCCCGTCCTGACTAAGAATAATGACCAAAGAACAAGTTATCATAGAGTATAAGAAGTGTATGAAAAGCACTCCTTATGCCCTCAAGACATATCTACAAACCTATGATAATACCGTTTCAAGATATGTTCCGTTAGAATTATTCCAAGACCAAGTTCAGTTAGTTGAGGATTATGAAGAATTCAACGAAAACATCGCTCTCAAGTATCGACAGGCTGGTGTTTCTACTGTTACTGCCGCATGGGCTAGTAAAAGACTTGCATTTGCTCGCAAAGAAAAACCTGAAAAAGTCCTCATTATTGCAAACAAACTGGACACATCCGTTGAATTTGCCAACAAGATTAGAAGTTTTACAGAACAATGGCCAGGTTGGGTTGGAATAGGATTCTCACCCGAAAAAAATTCTGCAAGACACTTCAAACTATCGAATGGTTGTGAGGTTAAAGCCGTTGCAACATCTAAAGACGCACTTAGAGGTTATACCCCCACCACACTAATATTTGATGAGGCGGCGTTTATTGAAGCTGATAGTGATTTCTGGGCTGCGTGTATGGCGTCTTTGTCTACGGGTGGTAAAGTTATTGTTATATCCACACCAAACGGTTTTGACCCCATTTATTATGAAATCTATGACCAAGCCCTTAGAGGGATGAATGATTTCAAAATCACCGAGATGTATTGGTATAGAGACCCTCGATATACCAAAGACCTCTATATGGTTAAAACCGAAGATTTGGTTCATTATCTCTTAAACAAAGAAGAATACCCTGATGGTATCATTATCGATTTATCAGGAGAAAACAGTAGAGAAAGACAACTCACAACTCTTCACCAATATATTGAAGATGGTTACAAACCGTGTTCTTCATGGTTTGAGAGTATGGTGAAAAAACTTAAATATGATAAAAGAAAAGTTGCTCAGGAATTGGAGTGTAATTTTTTGGGTTCGGGTGATAATGTATTTGAGGCTCAGATGGTTCAAACAATACAAAAAAACGATATTCGAGAACCTCAAGCCAAATTAGTGGGTGGTCAATTATGGATATGGAAAGAACCTGAAAATGGTCACAAATATGTTATGGGTATTGATGTATCTCGTGGAGATTCTGAAGACTTTTCATGTATTGAAATAATTGATTTCGATACTCGGGAACAAGTCTTAGAATATGTTGGTAAACTCCCCCCCGATACACTGGCAGAAATTGCGTACAAATGGGGTTTGATGTATAGTGCCCTGTGTGTGATTGACTTAACAGGTGGAATGGGGGTTGCAACTGCTCGTAAACTACAAGAGTTAGGGTATGAAAACTTCTATTATGACGGGGTGGATTTATCTAATAAATGGAAATACGACCCAAAAATAAAAGAGAAAATACCAGGAATTAATTTCAACAACAAAAGGGTTCAGATAATTGCCGCTTTTGAGGAGAGTCTCAGACACGAATTCAAAGTAAGGTCTTCGAGATTGTTAAATGAGATGGGAACATTTATTTACATTAACGGACGACCTGACCACCAAAAAGGACACCATGATGATTGTATCATGTCAATAGCGATGGCGTTGTATGTGGCAGAAGCCGCATTCCCTTCGTTGGTTAAGGTTGTTAACCATACAAAGGCTATGTTAAATTCTTGGTCTACCGTAGTTACAGAGAACAAGGAAAAATCCGAATTTTTCAATCCTGCAATACCCCAATCAAATCACCCCAATATTAATCAATACAAAAATTATACAGCAACGAGGGGGGACTATGAAAAGTATGGTTGGTTATTTGGAAGGTAAAACTATTTATAATAGTTCACAAAAGATTAAGTTTAAGTAAACATGGAGAATAGAAGTTTTACAGTTTGGCAACGACTTTCAAGAGCGTTGGGTCCTGATGCGTTAATGAATCAAGATTTTCCTGTATACAAGTTAGACAAAAAAGAATTACTTCGTACAACAGATAAAGCTGAGTATGAAAGAGAGAAACTTCAAGCTCGTCAATCGTTTTATTTGGCGAACCAATTTGCCAAGGTTGAAAACAACCTTTATACCCAAGCCATTTATTATGAACCAAACCGTTTGGCTTCATACTACGATTATGAATCTATGGAGTATACTCCTGAGATTTCTGCGGCTTTGGACATTTACGCAGAGGAATCTACCACTCCTAATGAAGATGGTGTTATTCTTCAGATTTATTCTGAATCGAAGCGTATTAAATCTGTATTGGTAGATTTATTTAATAATGCCTTGGACATTAACACCAACTTACCTATGTGGACAAGAAACACATGTAAGTATGGTGACAACTTTGTTTATATGAGATTGGACCCTGAAAAAGGGGTTTTGGGTTGTCAACAATTACCCAATATCGAAATAGAAAGATATGAACAAGGTTTATCTACTCGTAATGCCTCAGTAGGGGTTCCGGGAAATGCTGATGACAAAGGTTTGAGGTTCACTTGGAAAACTCAAAACATGGAATTCCAACCATGGGAAATTGCACACTTTAGATTATTAGGTGATGATAGAAAACTTCCTTATGGTACTTCAATGTTGGAAAAGTCTCGTAGAATTTGGAAGCAACTTTTATTATCTGAGGATGCGATGTTAATTTATCGTACATCTCGTGCACCTGAAAGAAGAATTTTCAAAGTTTATGTTGGAAACATGAATGATGATGATGTGGAGGCGTATGTACAAAGAGTTGCCAACAAGTTCAAAAGAGACCAAATTGTTGATTCGAAGACAGGTAATGTAGATATGAGGTTCAACCAAATGGCTGTAGACCAAGACTTCTTCATTCCGGTAAGAGACCCATCACAACCTTCTCCAATTGAAACTTTACCTGGAGCACAAAACCTATCTGAAATTGCCGATATTGAATATATCCAAAAAAAGTTGGTTACAGCACTTCGTATTCCTAAAGCATTCTTAGGTTTCGAAGAAGTTGTTGGGGATGGTAAAAACTTGGCATTACAAGATATTCGTTTTGCTCGTACAATCAATAGAATTCAAAAATCTATGATTCAAGAGTTGAACAAAATTGCCATCATCCACCTTTTTATTCTTGGATTCGAAGAAGAGATTTCTAATTTTACTTTAGGTCTTACTAATCCATCCACACAAGCTGATTTGCTTAAGGTAGACATTTGGAAAGAAAAGGTACTTCTTTACCGTGATTTGGTTAGTGACCCTGGAAATGGAATTCAGCCAGCATCTTCGACATGGGCGAAAAAACATATCTTCAATTGGTCGGATGACGAAATTAGAACAGACCTCCTTCAACAAAGAATGGAGAGGGCAATCGGTGAAGAACTCAAAAATACACCAACCGTTATTTCCAAAACAGGTTTATTCGACCAATTGGATAAACTATATGGTAACAAACCTGGTGAGGGTGGTGCTCCACAAGCACCTCCAGGAGAGACTACTGAACCTGCAGGCGCTGCCTTTGGTGGTGGTGGAGGATTCGGAGGAGGTCCTGAACTTGGAGGCGAATTAGGTGGAGAACTTGGTGGTGAGTTAGGTGGTGAAACACCTGAAGCCGGAGGTGAAACAACTCCACCAGCACCTGAAGAAGAATTGACACCTGAATCAGTTAAAGACAAAGATATGAACTTGTTGATTGAAACTGATTTATATGGAAATAAGTTTTTAAATTTGGGTGTTGCTCAACAAAGTTTAGGAAAAATGGAAGAAGAGTTAGACAAGTTGTTAAATTCCTAATATTTATTAGTGAATAAATACAACCTCATGACCTTCGGACAAATCAAATCAGTTATCGAAAAAAATCTTGTAGAGTCTTACAAAGATAATTCTACTTTCAAACAAACCCTCAAAGAGTTCAAACATAATGTTTTGAAAAATAAATCTTTTTCAAAGATTTATTCAATTTATGACGACCTTTCTACACCACAGGGTCTTACAGAAAATGATGCCAAAGAATTTTTAGAAGAATCACTTAATGTAATTCGTCATTTACTCGAGAAGGCAACTTTACCTTCCAAGGGAGAAGATGCAAAAAATTTATATGAGGATATCGATAACTTAGTTTATTTTCACAAGGTTAATATTCACGAAAGAATTGAGTCAAAAAAGAAAATTATTTCTAAATTAACTGAGTCTAAAAAGGGCTTGAATGAATCCCCGAAAATTCCTTTAAAAAGTATGGTTTCAATTGCAAACCAAACTATTGGAAAATACATCGATTCTTTGGATGAAAACACTAAGAAAGATTTTTTCCATATTATTGCCTCAAAAACTGAAGATTTAGAAAGTGAATTTTCCACTCTCAAAGAGTCTGCAGTAAACAAATTGAAGGTTTTACTCTCAAAAGAAGAAGAGGTTGATATTCAAAACAAAATCAACGAGACCATTCAAAAAATTGAATCAGAAAAATACGACCAAGTAAATTATGTAAAATTGAAAAACTTGGAGGAATCTATTGTTCTAGATTCTTGAGTTTTTGAACATACTTCGCTTTAATCTTTTGATTTCTTTTTTTTACTGATTTTTTTTCGAATTCTTTTCGTGCATTCAACTTTTGATTTTGTCTGGTTTTAATAACCTTTGACTTCAGAGTTTTGAGTGCCTTTTCAATATTTTTATCGACTTCGACTATTAACATATTATAGAAATATTTGGTTTTCAACGAAAAGTTTCTTATTCTTTATAAAAAATAAACGGAGACCAATTTTATGATAAATGAAAAAAGGTAAAACGGTTAAGATTAACCAATATGAATCAATAAAAACATTATACGGAACAGTAGACTCAAAAAACTTCAAATCTCTCTACATAAACTTACAAACTTGGGTGTCTCCTACTAAAGAATCTGAAAATTGGGATAGGGTAGTTGGTTTACTAATAAAAAAAATCAAACAAAGTGTTAATGAAAGTATAGATACTGAATTGTTTGCTGACAAATTTATTGTTGATTTAGATTTGAGAACGAGTGGAATTCAATTGAACAAAAAATCTTTCATGAATTTAGAAATTAATTTGTATACTAAATGTGAATTGGATTTCAAAGGTTCAAAACTTAAAGAATCTATTAAAAAAATAATCAAAGAAATTTATAAAGATTGTATTATTCGTAATGATTATTTCACTTTTAGTCCTAGTAAAGAAAGGAGTAGAGTAAAAACATTACAATAACATTATATTTATCTACAAAAGAATATAATGAAAGATTTACGAATCCTTGGACCAAGAGAATCAGGTAAGGGAATTTTAATTGAGATGGACGCGGGATACATTTCTCCCAAAGACCCAATTAATGAAACATTCCTTAAAGAACAAAAAGAATTGGATTATAGAAATCCTTTTGAGTTTTATGCCGTACTTCAAAAATTTGGTGTTCCAAATAGAAATGGAAGAATCTATCCCGAAAAAATCTTGAAAAGAGAGGCGGACAGATATAAAACAATGATTAAAAAAGGTCTTTCAACTTCTGAGTTGAACCACCCTGAGTCTTCTCTAATCGATTTGGATAGGGTTGCACACATCATTACGGATATATGGTGGGATAACCATATTCTTATGGGTAAATTGAAACTCTTGACATCTCCAGGTTTTCATGAAAGTGGAATCGTATCTACTAAAGGTGATATTGCGGCTAACCTAATGAGACAAGGGGTTACCATGGGAGTTTCTTCAAGAGGTGTTGGTTCATTGAAAAAAATTGGTGAGCAAAATGAAGTTCAAGATGATTTTGAATTGATTTGTTTTGACTTAGTATCATCCCCATCAACCCCTGGTGCTTACCTCTTTAACTCTCCTGAAGAGAGGTCTATGTATGAAGAAAACCTTGAAGAAGAAAGAAAACAAAAAATTTCTGACTCTGGAATGGGTAAGTCAGTTGATTTAATGAAAAAATTAACCGATTATTTAAATCGTTAATTTATTAAACTATGGATGAGAAATTTTTTGTTGCTAAAATCGTTTACGACATGCCCGATGAAAACTCTGGTAGAGTAAAAAAAATCAGAGAGGAAAAACTCGTTAGAGGCTTTTCCGTAACTGATGTTGAAGCTAAAGTCACTACTAAATACACAGGATTCCAACACGATTGGAGAATTATTTCTGTTGTAGAAAGTAAAATCGACGAAGTGATTGAATAGATAAAGGTGGGGAGACCCACCTTTTTTATTTCCGTTTAATTCCATTTTCTTTTGGTAGAGATGGGATTAAACGGATTTTTTTGTTTTGTTAACTATTTATAAGGTACAATAAAAACATTATAAATGCAAGAAACTAAAAATTTAGTTCAAGAGGCTTTGATTCAAATGAAAAATGTTGAAGATGTTATAGCCGAAAACGCAAAAGGAATACTTGCTTCTACTATGAAGGAAGAAATCAGTCAGTTAGTAAAGGAATCTCTTTCTGAACAAGAGGACGATGAGGTTGAAATGGATGCAGAGTTGGAAATGCCTATGGATTTGGATATGGGTATGGAAGACGATGCAGATAATGAAGAATCTGATGAAATGGAATTCGATATGGATTTCGGTGATTCAGAGGAAACTATCGACATGACAGACATGTCTGATGATGAAGTCATCAAGGCTTTTAAAGCTATGGGACCTGAAGATGGTATCGTAGTCGTAAAAGACGAAGATGGTATTCATCTCACAGATGAGGAAGAAGATGTTGAGTATATTGTAAAACTTGAAGAATCCGAAATGGAGGAAGAAGGTGATATGATGGAAGAAGAGATGGACGAAGAAGAAATGGACTTTGCGGAATTAGACCTCGAAGAAGATGCTGATTTGGATGCTGTTCTTGATGCTCTATATGAGGCTAATGTATCTGAAGAAGACGATGTTGTCTATGAGATAGAAATGGAAGAGGAAGAGATGAGTGAAGATGAACTCGCTATGGACGAAGGTGAAGAATATGATTATTTCCGTGACGCTGAAGAAGACGACGCGGCTCATATTAGAGACCTTGAATTAGACATGAAAGATGACAAATTTCACACAGAAGATTACGACCTTTCCGAAGCTAAAATGACTGTAAAACCAAAAGGCGTTGGTATGGGAAGTCCTAAATTCAAGTATGGTAGTTCACTACCTAAGAGAGGATTCGATGACCACAAAAAACAAGGACCAACTAAAATGGGAACTGGTAAGGCTAAATTCGAATTCAAAGAAGGTGAAATGGAAGAAGGAAAAGACTGGGGTTCTAACAAACACGAATACAGACGCAAGAAAGTAGACGGTGTTGAAAAGAAAGCTGGTGAAGGTAAAGACGGACACTACAAAGACTACGAAGGAAAATTCGGTGGTAACAAAGGTGATAAGTCTAAGACACATCCTGGTAAAAAAGACTATGAATCCAAAGAAGAAGCGAAAGAAGCTGCTAGAACTTATGGTATGGGCTCGAAAGAAGGTAGAGGTTTAAGAAAAGGTATTACCAATAACAGAAATTATGTTTATGGTGATAATGGTGTAAAAGTTGAATCGGTCGAAGTAGAAATGAAAACTTTGAGAGAAAAGAATGAGGAATACAGAAAAGCATTGAATGTTTTCAGAGAAAAACTCAATGAGGTTGCTGTTTTCAATTCTAATCTCGCTTACGCTACAAGATTGTTCACTGAGCATTCCACTACCAAAAAAGAAAAAATCAATATATTGAGAAGATTTGATTCTGTTGAAACTTTAAAAGAATCAAAACAACTCTATAAGACCGTTAAAGATGAACTTTCAAATGTTAATACTAAGAGTATCAATGAAAGTGTTGAGAGACAGTTGAATACAACTAAGACTTCTGGTTCTTCAGCAACTTTAATCGAGTCTAAGACATACGAAAATCCTCAATTCATGAGAATCAAGGATTTGATGTCGAAAATGTAAAAATAAAAAATAAAATTCCTTAAATTAAAAAACAAAAATGGGAGCATTATTAGAAAGTGGTCTTGTTGGTAACATCGGTCTTAAGCACCTTAAAGTTATCAAAGAAGACACAATCAGCAAATGGGACAAGTTAGGATTCCTCGATGGACTTAACGGTCACCTTAAAGAGAACATCGCTCAGTTATATGAAAACCAAGCGTCGTATCTTATCAACGAAGCAGCATCGACTGCTGATACAGGTTCATTCGAAACTGTTGTTTTCCCAATCGTAAGAAGAGTATTCTCTAAACTTTTGGCTAACGATATCGTTTCTGTACAAGCGATGAACCTTCCTATCGGTAAGTTGTTCTACTTCGTTCCAAACATTCAGTCTTACACTGGAGCTGGACTTAACGAGCACTGGGCACCTTACGGAGCACCTAACGCGGCTGCAGGTCAAACTCCAACCAGTGGTTATGACTACAATAACACTAAAGACCTTTACGATAGATTCTACGAAGGTAACGAACCAGCATTGGACCCACCAGGTCTTTATGACTACTCTAAAGGTTCATTCTCAGCTATCACGGCTGGTACAAGAACAGTTGCATGGTTAGCTGACCAATTAGTTGTTTCTGCATATGGTCTTGACAACTATAGAAAAGTTATCATCATGATGTCAGGTTTCGCATCTGCGGGAGCTGGTCAACTTATCGGACCTAACGGTCAACCAATGGACTCTGAAGAATTCTTAGCAGACCTTACAATCAGAGGTGTTGCAGGAAACGCTTACACTTCAGGCAATACTGGTAACAACTATCTCTTCAGAGTAGTAACTCAGAGATACGGTAAAGGTATTGTTGAATACGGACAGGATTCTACATTAGTATTCCCTAACAGTGAGACTGGTGGTGGTACTTACTACAATGTATGTGACGCTGAAGGAAAAATTTACTTAGAAGTAGACCTTCAAGTTCCTGTATGTGTTGATTGTGGTGCATCTTCTTTGGATGGTTACACAGGTTCAACATTCGAATCAACTGTAGCTAATGATTCTGCTTTCAGTGCAACTTACAGAATCTACAAGAATCTTGAATTTGAAGATAAAATTGGTGAGGTTTCTTTTGACCTTCAGTCTGTGACTGTTTCGGTTACTGAAAGAAAATTAAGAGCTCAATGGTCACCTGAAATGGCGCAGGATGTTGCAGCATTCCACAATATCGACGCTGAAGCTGAATTGACAGCTTTGTTGTCTGAGCAGGTAGCTGCAGAAATCGACCGTGAAATCCTTAGAGACTTGAGAAAAGCTGCGTCTTGGAACTTGAGATGGGATTACAACGGATGGAAGCGTCTTTCTACAGGTGGAACCACTCCTTACACTCAGAAGGACTGGAACCAAACTCTTATCACCGCGATTAACCAAATTTCAGCACAAATCCACAAATCTACATTGAGAGGTGGAGCTAACTGGATTGTTGTATCTTCAGAGGTTTCTGCAATCTTCGACGACTTGGAGTACTTCCATGTATCGAACGCAGCACCTGAGCAAGACCAATACAACATGGGTATCGAAAGAGTTGGTACTTTGGCTGGTAGATATCAAGTTTACCGTGACCCATACTTCCCAGCAAACCAAGTTTTGTTAGGACACAAGGGTACTTCGTTACTTGACACAGGTTACATCTACGCACCATATGTACCTTTACAACTCACTCCAACGATGTATAACCCATTCAACTTTACACCAATCAAGGGTATCATGACCAGATACGCTAAGAAGGTGGTTAACAACCGTTTCTACGGTCGTATCACAGTTGATGGAGTTAGAACATTCGACTTGAGAGAATTGAGATAATATCTTCTGATATTAATAGGAAGGGGACCCAATTGGGTCCCCTTTTTTATTTCTTGTATCTCGAATTACAATATTTTGAGTCATCTCCATAATGTAAACATCTTAAAACACCTACTTCAGTTCGAACAGTTTCATATTTGTCGCCATAATAGGGTCGATGACCTTCCCAAATAGCTTTTGTTAAAATTAATTCACCATTGACAATTCTTTTAACTATTTCGTTGGGATTCATAATTTTTAACTATCCTTTTTATTGACTATTCTAAGAGATTTAGAGACTAATTCTGTTTCACTCATGTTGAATATTCCATGATTATGGGATTTTTCGATAGCAGAATAAATAACAAAAAGAGCCTGTTCAGAATTCAAATTATTCAAGAAGTCTTCAAAATCACTAGAATTGGTAATTTCAATTTTGTCAAAAAGAAATACAGGATTAACATTTTCCATTATACATCAAATATTTATAGAATAATAGTTTTATGAAACAAAAAATCAACGAAGTAACGGATAGTTTTAGTGATGAACAATATCAGGGTAAACTGAATATTACTCCAAGGATTTGGAAAAAAAATCAAATGGGGCCGTTTTCTGAAAAAGTTTCTAAATTCGAAAACCCTGAACTTTCTCATGATTCATACGATTGGGATATAAGTAAATCTAAACAAGAAAGTGAAAGATTGGAAAATCTCACCAAAAATGGGATAAAAAAAACAATTCAAATAAGAAAAAAAATAACTAAAGAGGACATTCTAAAAGAAGACTTGGCGGTTTGGTTTGGAAAAAAGAAAAAACCTAAGGGGAGTAAACAACCAAAAGGTCCGTGGGTAAATATATGTAGAAAAAAAGAGGGTGGTGGTCATCCCCCCTGTGGAAGACCTGATGCAGATTCAAAGGGTTATCCAAAATGTAGAGCCGCAGGAGTTGCTTCTAAGATGAGTGATTCTGAAAAGAAAGCCGCGTGTGCACAGAAAAGACGGGAAGAGAAAAAAGACCCCAAAGTAGGTAAAGGTAATAAACCGACAATGGTTTCTTACAAACCTAAAAAGAAAAAAAATGAAAGTCTCAAAGATTTAATTCACAAGGTTCTTAGAGAATCTGTGATGCACTAGAATCTATTGGTTTTTGTTCAAGTATTGAAGTGTCTGGTGTCATTTTCTCAAAACTATCTACTACAATTGTTGGTATTGGTTTAGAAACTTCCTTTTTGATAGGGGGAACTGTTTCTACTTTTGGTGGTTTTATTTCCTGTGATATAACTTTAACAGCAGTATCTACTTTTACCTCTTTAGGAATTTCTATCGATACTTGGCTTACAGAGGGTTTCTGAGTCAAACCTTCAACAACATGGGGTATATTTAAAACTATAAGAGATAGAAAAATAAGTGTAAAACCTAAAACGGAAAGACCCGTGAAATAAAGTATTGTGAATGGATTTTTCATTTCAATTGACTAAGATTTTATGGAGTGAAGATTTAATATTCGAAGTTATTTGTAATTCAAAATCTTCTCTTCGTTTTTCGACTTCGGTATCAAATAGAGAAATAACTTGGTTCCAAGAACGGTCTTGTAAATGAACATCATACGCATACACATGATTAATAATTTTAACTCTATGTGACTCCAAGATGATGAAAATATCATCATTGGCACTTCTGATATATCGTTTTTGAGTTCGTGGTGTTAACAATAAGGTTGAACCCTCTTGGTTAATAAATTTCTTACAAATCGCGATACTATCTCGTTCGTATATGGATTTGTCTTGTTCAGACTTGAGTAATTTCAAAAACTTAAGGGTTTGTTTTTGAATGTACCTACGAAACTTATGTTCAAAGTTTTTCATGTTCTCTTGTTTAAGAACAAAGATAAACAAAAAATTTTAAATCAACAATATGCTCCCGAACATCTTTTTTCCCCGTCGAGACCTGGTTGTTCTCCTTGACAAACTTGTACGGCGTAACCATTTGCGTAAGCTGAGGGGTAAATATCATACTTAGCCTTAGCTGCCTCCTTACCTCTTGCACAAAGTTTGGTTCCTGATTTTTTTCTTCCTTCCATCATTTCAAACCCATCGACCATTTCATTCTCACCATCTTCATATATTTCATTCATAAGAAAATCGAATACTTGGTCCATGTTTTCCTTTGCAACAGTGATATGGTCATCAGCCCAATCGTGTCCATTTTCTAAAATTTGGTGAATTGCAGATTCGTCAAGTTCCAAAAGTTTTTCAGCCTGTCTTTTCAATTGTTCCAAGTTACTGAAGAACATATAACGATTATGTTCGTGTTCCGCCTCACGGAGAGCTTTGCGAACAATACTCTTTAACTCATTTTCTGATAGTTTGATTGAATTACTCATTTTTTGTTGACGATTTGGAATTGTAATGTGTCTTTATAAATATCTTTTTCCCCACTTGTATTCACTCTGATATCTACAAAATATTCATTTGGTATTTTGTCTCTCATATCGAAGATGAAGTAATACTCGTTAGGAGTTCTGTTTACAGGGGTCCAATTTTGTACTTGTACTTCTGTCGTACCTTCCCTTACATAAATTCTGTAATAGATGTCGATATTTTGTAACATGTGTTGTGAAGACCATTGTTTCTTAGCAACAACCCCCACTTTACGAATTTCTGTGTTAAGGATTTTTTCATTCTGTAGGATACCGTAGAAACTAAATCCAAATTTCTCAGGTTCTTTGGACAGAGAACCAACTTGGATTCCAGCATTGTAGGCTTGTAATATAAATTGGTTGGTCACATTTGGTATAGACTCACCATTTACAGTTAATCCTGTCCATACATCATAAAATAAACAAGGTGTTGGTTGTTGTGTAAATATGTTTGGAACTGTTACTTCATATACCCCTTTTGTTACCTGACATGTTGTGAGACCCGAACCATTTGGAACAATATCACCGTTTTGGTCTTCGATATTAACACCAGGTAAATTATCCAAATTCACAAAGTCACCATTCTGATAAACATAAAGGTATAACTTATTAGTTTGACTCTTTAGGAAAAGGTTTCTGTCGTCTTGAATCAAATCATTGTAGTCAGTTAATAGATAAGGTTGGTAGAAGGTCTGTGTGTGTCTACCAAAAAACGCCACAGAGTACGAATCCGTCAATCCTGTGATGTTTTCTATGTCCGGCTTATAGGCAACACCCCAACCAGTAATTCCTGTCAGAGAACCGTTTAAAATCGAGTTTATCTCATTGGTCATATCAAATTGAATGTCCTCATTACCAAATTCGAAATGTTGTTCATCAACAATGGTTAATGCTGAATAGTTTAAACCTGTTAGACCTGTTAGAGAATTTGTATTGTCGTATATCCCTTCTTGTGACCAATTGTCCACAGTTGTTATTTGATACCAGTTAGACGGTCTTAGAGAAAAACTTTTGTTGTTAAGTTGTTCTAAGGCTGACTGTTGACCGGCAATACCATTTTTGGTTGTACCAAAGTCATTGTAGTCATAACCAACACCTTCATCCCAAACTTGTGGGTTTCCTGTGGAACCTGAAAACTTGGGGATTCTAAAAAGAATTAAATCGAAAGAGGTTGCTCTCTTTCTGGCATTACTCATAGAAGTATTCAAGAGGTCATCATCAAATGAAGATGTATTGGTCATCATCAAGGTATGGGTCATTCCTGTCGTACAACCCGTAGAAATGACTTTGTCAGAAATCATGTCTCGTAGACCCTGTAAATCAAGGTCAAAAATAAAACGAGTAAAACCTAAATTTGGAACGATTAAACCTGAACTACCAAAATTGAGCTCAACCACAGGGTTTCTTCCTGTGTTTGTATAAAGATTTGAAATAATAGTGTTGTTTCTATTGAAATACGAACGATAAATTGACATTACACTTTTTCTTTATAAATATCAATTCAATCGAATATATTGATTTAATACCTTTGTATAAGCCTCGTTAAGTTGTTGGATGAGGTTTGCAACTGAAGAACCATCCTCTGTAACTGCAATGGGGGGTTCACCAGGAAAACCATGAGTATGAGATACCAAGAATCTCACAATGACATTTAACAGTTCTAATAACTCTTCTCCTCTCACTAAACTTGAAGTGTTTGGTTGGATTTCAAGTGAGAATTTTTGTTCATCAATTCCATATAAGGAATTAGCAAAGTTAATTTTACCTTTACCTGGTATTTGAGATAATTGGGATAACAGATATAAATGTTGTCCTCCCATGGCAGCATAGGTTTCAGGTAAAGAAGTTGTTTCAATTTTACGAAAACTCTTAGGTACGAATTTGATAGGGTCACCAACTTTATTTTGTTGATAAATCAATCCATATCCCCCAATTTTATCAGTTGTGATTAATCTAATTTTCCCAAAAACTGTTGTTAAATTTGACTTGACCAAGGGGTCAGGTGTATTTTTCATCAGTTGATAAGAAGCATTTGTTGGTCTGAAATATATCGGGAATTTTTCGTCTAAAACACTAAACAAGAAAGTACCTTCAGATGTCTTGTTTTTGGAATTACAATCTTGAATAAAATTATTGATGTAATTAATTGCATTGTCCAATGAAAGTCTTGAGAAAGACTGAGTGGCTCGTAAAAATTTATAATTTTCAATTTCACTGTCGACTTTTAAATTTTGAGATGTAGTTACTTGGTTTGGTAACAATTTAAAAAGTCTAACGGTACCATTAAATAAATTAAAACTATTTTCAGGATTGGTAATTTCATATTCCACAAGGTAATTTACTTGGAGGTTTTGAACTTTGACATCGGCTTGTTTTACTGTGTTACCAATTGTAGTTCTATTTTGGAATTTACTTAATTGAATGAATGCCCTGTTTTTATTTCCAATTGGGTCTCGGTCTGAAACTAATTCACCATTGTATTTTCCTGCTCGAATTAAAACTTCATCTTGTTTAAGAACCATATCAGTAGAACCTCTTCCCATGACCGCAATATCTCCAGGGTCAGGGAATACACCATTTGGGTCAGGGTTTTTATAAGTTCCGTTAGGATTTCTAAGATTTTTTGCCCCTATTATTTGGACGCCTGAAATATCAGTATACTTTTGAGACTCATTGAAATTCTCATGTACAATATTTTGAATTCTATTAAATGGGCCTTGAATATAATACGCGTTTAGAAACTGTGAGGTATTTGCATCGTGATAGTATATCTGAATAAGTTCGTCCACTTTGGGAACTGCCCACATATAAAGAGGTAATAGTGAGTTGAATAAAAACGGGTCCTTTTCAGTCCAATAATCTTCAGGATTGAACCCTTGAATACTTTTTTGTATTGCACTAATATCGTCTGTAAGCACATGTGCTCTAACCCTACCCAAGTTGAGTGGGTCTTGGTTATCAACGACTACTGCATAAAACCAAATTCTACCCTGCATTTCTATCTTCGTATTCTTTTAGTATTGTATTGTACAATTCTTCGATTTTATCCAAGTAGACACTCAAACCTAAAATACTTTGTTTGGTGGATTCAAATTCTTCTGCCAACTTATCCATTGTCTGCTCCAATCGGTTATTAGGAACATTTTTCGAATCTTTTGCAACCTCTATCAATACTTTCAATTCTTCTTGTGTCATTTTACTTAGGTTTTCCAAAAATTTTAACTATACCCCCCGTTAATGGAGGAACAATAACTCCACCTTCTAATTTTCCATTTGCAACAAACTCATCGTACCCTCCCTTTTCAATTGCTGTGATAAAACGAACCATCCTGTTGGGTGAGCCGTCGGGTAGAGGTCCTGTTTTTTGTCCATATTGTTGCATGTATTGAATTATATTTAAAACCCCTCTTTCAGGACTCATACCTGGTAAAAAATCAGACAAAGCTAAAAACGCTAAATCTATGGGTCTTGGTGGAACTTTTGGTGTTCTCAAAAGATTGATAACCCTTTGTATTTGTTGGATTAAAGATTTACACTCTCTATAATTGATAAAACCTTGTACTAAAACTTCACCGTAATCCAATAAAGTATTGATTGCTTTTAATCTGGCATTTTTACTTGTTCGTGCAATATCCCGAAGTATTTCTCGTAACAGTTTCAATAGATTTTTCTTTACCATATTGAATAATAATTCTAAAAAACGATTGAGAATTCTTCCTACAACATTGAATACAAATTTTCTAAATTTTTTGGCAAATGCAACACCATCGTTTATTTGTGTTGCGGCTAATGCATTTATTGTGTTCGCAGAGTTGATTAATGTGTTAGCGGAGGAAATGATGGTATTTGCCGAAGTTATTAATTGATTTGCAAAACCAACAACTGTATTTTCAAGGTATTGTTTGAAAACAAATATTGGTAATAAAACTTTTGGTGTGAAAACGGAGGACAAAAGGGCTAAAATAATTTTTTTCAAAATGCTTTGATTAAATGGATTTGAAAAATCAAATCCTACACCCGCACCTGTTTGTGACCATTCTTGAGGTATTGAATCTAATATTCTTTCAATTTCCGCGATTTGTTGTTCAACTGTTAGATTGTCGATATTGTTGGCTAAGTTTTGAGTTTCATTCAATAAAGTTGAATTGTCCACAGGTAGTTTTATATTATCACAATCAACAAATTCAACGACACCCTGTTTTTGATTTTGGGACTCGTTATTTATATCATTCAACTCGGATTCGGTGAATTCGAAAAATCCATCATCGAGATTGTCAGTTTCTGACAATTTTGAAACCCCTGAAACATCTATTTCATTTGAACCTGGTTCACAAATACCTAAAATCCTGTTCAGAATTGTGATAAATTTGTTTGAAGTTTCAATTTGTTGGAGTGAAAAACTACTACCTAACATTCCTGTCGCCAAGTTTAATAGATTTCCAAGGAATGTTTTGGAGTCATAAATGTCAATTGACTGGTAATAATCTCCTAATGCATCAACTATAGTATTGGCTGAAAACTTTAATTTATTTAAGGTATTTCCTGTTGGGGCACCTTCTCTATCAATCAAGAAAATTCTGAAATAATCTCCCGACGCTCCTTGACCATTTTGTGTTGTATATTGGATATCAAAAACTGCTTGACGGCTTCTTCCATTATAATAGGTTGAAAATTCATCCCTGAATGTAACATTTTGTTGTTGTAGTCTCTCATTTAGTTCGAGATTCATCGGAAAGGGTTCTCTTCCAGCGTAGTTGTTGAAAACCGCCAATGAGGTTATTCCTGTTTGTTCGTAATATAATTTTCCTGCGGGACTTTGGGGTTTTATTATCAGAGATTTATTAAAATCCACATCACTAACCCTAACATATATTCCGTCTTGTTGTGGTAATAATGAAAATGATTGAATAGTCGATAGTCCTGACGAAGGAAACCCTTGATATGTTTCTTGTGCGGTACAGTTTAAAACTCTAAATGCCTCTTCTTGAACTATCTGTTTGATTTCCCCCTTCATCTTGAAAACAAGTTCCAAGAGATTCTTTCTTATTAATTGGTTTGAATTAGTAAATCCTGTTCCCAAACTAGTTTGATTTATTAATCCTACTAATTTATCAAAACTAGTATCTTGGTTCCTTTTGTTTCGACTTTGGTTTGCCTCGACAGAAGATTTTGGGGCTGCTAGAATTTGAACCGACTTGAAAAAACTATCTCCTCTTGTTTTTTCAGTTTCCGTATCGTTTAATCGTGCCTCGTTGTATGCTTTGATTGCCGCAATTCTTCTCTGAATTTCGTCATAGCTACTGTTGATATCTAAGGATGAACTGTCAAAAACTGGCATATTACTTCATTCTATATGTGGACTCATCCGACATATCAGAATCTTTCTCCATCAACTTATCGATTAAATCCTCGTCCATATCAGACAGAGAAAACGATTCTTCATTATTGTTTGTTTTCTCCCAAATTGAACTTTGTAATTTCGATAAACTTAATTTCTTTTCAACACAATCATTAATGATTTTTTGTTGTTTTTCTATGATAAGTCCCATTTTTGTCATATCTTCAGGTTCTCTCATCATAGAAATGAGTTTGTTCTGTAGTCGAATGGCAGTATTTCTTTGTTCTACAATTTCATTGTAGATTTCTTGCATCAAAGAAAGTATCGAATCTTTGGAAAAATTAATTTCTTTTTTTTGTGGTCGCGGCATACTAATAAATACTGTTAATTAAATTATCAACAAAAAAACAAAAAAGTTAATATTTTATTTTGGATTGTACCACACCATAAAGTTTTTTAAACTTCTTCATAGAATTTCTAATCTCTTTGGTGGACAAATTTGTCATTTCTCTCAATGAGAGTAAAATAATATTTTTATTGAATTTGTTGTTGTCGGCACTTGCAAAAATAGTTTCATAATTTTCAAAAAGGTCAACTAAAGCATATCCAAGTTTTACTTCATTATCCGATAAATTTTCTGAGTTGATATAATCTTTTAGTTGGTTCAAATATTCTTGAATAACAACATCCATTTCTATTGAGTCAGATTCGATAAAGTATATCATGTCAGGTCTTTGCTCTAATGAGATAGAAATGTCCTCATAAGAAACTTTCCTATTCATTTCTTTTTGGTCCTTGATAATTTGCCCCATTAGGTAATTTTTACAAATGGTACCAAAATAAGAATATGCCTTCTTGTTTTTTGCTGGTTTGAATTTATCAACCTTTGTCATCAAAAAGGAATGGGTATCCACATGAATTTCCCTAAAATCCATATCTTTCCGATACAATTTGTATCTCCTGATTATAGATGAAATCATTTTATCTAAGGGTGCTCGAAGAAACTCGTTGTAAATTTTATTTTTTTCTTCCCATGACTCAGCTAAGAGGAAGGCTTTTACAGCCTCCTCCTCTCTGACATCAAAATAGTTGGTGGTAGTTGCTTTACGACCCCTTTTTTTGGATGAAACATCCTCGGTTGTTGCCGTTAATGTTTCTGACATCAATCATTTTGTTGTTCGAATTTTATGGTTCTATCATCCTTGAAGAAATATTCTTTTTTTGCGGATTGTACCCAAAACTTAACTTCTTCATCCAACATCTTTTCATTACCAAACTTATAGTTCCAAAAAAGAGAACCCTCTCTCATATTTGTGTGTTTGTACCCAATTTTCGGAATTGTCATAATCGAAA